ATTGATCTGACAAAAGCTGAGATGGAAGCACAGAATGAAATACTTTCAAAGCAAGTAGAGTCAATCAAAGGTGAAGTAGAATTAATTTTACAAGAAGTTGCTTTAATTGCTTCTGTTGTACAAGACCAAAAGACAGATCTTAAAACTTCAATCCGTGATATTCAGCAAGATGTCAGACATATCACTAGCATTGTTGACTCAGTAGAAGACAAACAAAAAGCAGATACTAGAGAGATATTTCAAGAGCTAAAACTTATGGAAGAAGAATTAGATTTACAAATTAAGAAAGCATTGGAGAACCCACTAAATAACATGGCGGTAATTAAATAATGGCTACACAAAAAGAAAAAGATTTAATCATAAAGTTAGATAAAGAAATTGCACTTGTGAAAAAAGACATAACAGTGCTTCGTGAAAATCACCTTAAGCACCTGGAGTCTAAGATTAACAGAATAGACCGTGTGCTTTGGTCAGTAGGTTTTGCAGTGTTTGCAAACCTAATAATTTTACTAAGAGATTTAATATTTTAGGAGGTATGTATGGATTATACTGAAACTAAAGAACGAATAAAAGAACACGAAGGTTGCGTATTATCAATTTACGATGACCCTCTACTTGGTAGTGCCGCACCCACTATATTTTACGGTCATCTATGCACTGCAACAGATCCCTGGGAGCCAGGCATAACATATTCACAAGAAGATGCTGATAATGTTTTTGAACAAGACTTTGCAGTGGCAGTAAAAGATGCCAATGCTTTTATTGGTGATACCGAAACACCAGATATCGTAAGGTCTGTGATTGTTGAGATGGCATTTAACATAGGAATTAATCGCCTGATGAAGTTTGCCAAGCTCCGCCAGGCTATCTATGACCAGGATTATATTGAAGCTGCGGATCAGATTGTTGACTCTAAGCTCTACCGTCAATTAACGAGCCGTTATGCTCCACTTGTAGAATTGGTAGCACACGCAGCATGATGAACTTTTTATTGAAGCCACTGTTGGATGTAGCTGGTACAGCTGTTAAAGGTTTTGTTGAAACTAAAAAAGCAAAAGCAGAACTAGCTGTTACTGAGATTAAAGCAGCGAAGGCAATCAAAGAACAACAGATTGAGGGAAAAATTTCGTGGGAGGCTAGTGCCGTTGACCAGATGAAGGGGAGCTGGAAAGACGAGCTAATTTTAATATGCCTTTTAGTTCCAGCGGTAGCAGTATTTATTCCTGGTTGGACTCCGCATATAAAAGCTGGGTTTGAAGCACTACACTCACTACCTGATTATTATAAGCATTTATTATATATCGCATGTTCGGCTAGCTTTGGCATCAAAGGAGCTAAAGGTGCAATGGGTTTAATTACTAAAAAGAAGGGATAGGCTATGGATAAGATCTTAAAACTTTGGAATAGACTAAATAAAACTTCCAAGATTGCTGTTGTCTTAGTTGCAATAGCAATTATTTACTACCTAGTTGCATAGATGGTAGCAAAGAAGTTTCAGTCGAAGACTGGCGGCTTAAATGCCGCTGGTCGAAAGAAGTTCGGTGTAAAGGCACCAATAAGATCAGGCACTAATCCAAGAAGAGTTTCGTTTGCAGCTCGTTTTTCTGGCATCAAAGGAAAGATGAAGGATAGCAAAGGAAGACCCACAAGACTGGCTCTAGCCTTAAAAAAATGGGGTTTTAGGAGCCAGGAAAGTGCGAGAAAGTTCGCACAGAAACATAAAAAGAAAAAGTAAGGAGATAATTATGCCAGGCAAAATGATGAAAAAGAAGACTAAGAAAGCTAAGAAACAAGCAGCAACAGCCATGTCTATGAAGAAGGCTGGCAAGAAGCCTAAAAAAATGAAGTATTAATGGCTAAGAAGAAATCTACTGTCAATAAAGCTGGTAACTATACCAAGCCAGGAATGAGAAAGCAGTTGTTCAATAGAATAAAAGCATCCGCTAGTTACGGAACAGCTGCTGGTAAATGGAGTGCTAGAAAAGCACAAGCACTCGCCAGACTTTATAAGAAAAAAGGTGGCGGATATAAATAGGTAGTAAAAACAATGGCAAAAAGAAAAGAATTAACAAAGCGTCAGAAAGAAACCATGAAGAAACACTCCAAACATCATAGTAAAAAACACATGGCTATGATGCGTAAAGAGATGAGAGCTGGTAAATCTTTTACGGCAGCACACAAAAAAGCAAAAAAACTAGTAGGTAAATAATGGCTTTAAAGAAAAGTCAGCGTAGTTTAAAAGCCTGGGGTAAGCAAAAATGGCGTACTAAATCTGGTAAAAAATCTAGTGTTACTGGAGAGAGATACCTACCCTCCGCTGCAATCAAATCATTATCAGCTGCTGAGTATGCAGCTACTACCAGAGCAAAAAGAAAAGCAAAAAAATCTGGTAAACAAGTTTCCAAACAACCTAAAAGAATTGCTAAAAAGACTGCTAAATTTAGAAAGTTTACTTAATAAACATTAGCGTATATATTCACAGCTACGGAGAGGTGGTAGAGTGGTTGAATACGCTAGTCTTGAAAACTAGAAATCGTGCAAGCGGTTCGTGGGTTCAAATCCCACCCTCTCCGCCAAATTAATCCGAATAATCCGTTTCATGTACAAACCAGATTAATCAAATTAATTTTAAAATAATCCGAATAATCCGTTCCTCTTACAAACCAGATTAATCAGATTAATTTTTGTTTTATACTTATAATGTCACAGCTGTGTCACAATGCTAAAAAAACCTTGATATTATTGACACCCTAACGGTCTTGAAATCCATCTAAAGTTTAAGCATATCACCAAAAAATATTGATAATATTGAACTTTTTGTATTTGTTTACTTCTTGTAACTATGTGTTTTATACTTATAATGTCACAGATGTGTCACAGCTGTGTCACAGATTATAAAGGAGAAACACAATGAAACCAGAGCGTATCGCAGACGCTTTTAAAAGAAAGAAACCGTGGAGAGTCAGAATAGATACTGGTCTTCGTAACAACAACGGTGCAAAAATATATAAGCAAGCCTTTGGTGCTACTGCTGCCGAGGCAAAAGAAGAAGCAAAAAAAATTATTGCTAATCTTGATGTAAGACCAAAACCACAAAACACAAATTCTAAAACTTTGCAAGATGCCGCTAATGAACTCATCGAAGATTGGCATACTGCTGAACAGCTGCGTTTGCAAAATCCAAACAAAGGTATGAACCCTGATACTGTTACAAGAAACAAACAGTGGATTGCATCCGTTTTTAAATTTGTAAATCCATCAATCAAACTTAGTCAGATTGACAAACTTTATGTCAGAAGATTACTTAACGATATTCACAACAGTGGGTTTTCTGATAGTAAAAAAACTAGGATGTGGAGATACTTTAGCCAGATTATTGATAGTGCCGTTATGTCAGATTACATGGACTTCAATCCTTGTAAGGCATTTAAGAAGAACTTACCAGATTACAAAGCTGCCAAAGTAAAAGCTCTTGATGCTCCTACTATGAAGAAAGTATTTAAGTATCTGTTGGAGCTGCATGACAAAGGATTGTCTATGGAGTCAGAGGCTGCATTGGTATTTATTATTGAGTGTTTTACTGCCGTAAGATGGGGTGAAGCTGCTGCTTTGACTGTAGCTGATTTTGATTTTGAAAATAATTATATCAGAATAAATAAAACTAAGTCTGTTATCACTGGCATTATTTCTAGGACTAAATCTTCCCAGCTTCGTATGAGTCACGGTGAGGATGGTGAGAGATATGTGCCATTTCCAAAAGGCTTAGAACCTTTATTCAGAGAATATGTAAGCACTAAAAAACACGCATTGTTTGCTGTTTCATATAGTTATTGTGCTGATATTCAGGTCAGAATTAAAAAAGTTTTAGGTCTTGAAACATTTAATACCAAGTCTTTTAGAAAGTTTGTTTCTACAAACTATCGTAAGCTAGGTGCAGATACTAAAGATACCCAGGCATTGCTTGGTCACAAAGATGCTGACACCCAGGATGATTACATCACATACGATGTACCTAATCAGTTTGCTGACGATTTATTAAAGACTTTAAATTAGCGATTTTCTCCAGGGTGCCATCATACTAGGTACCCTGGAAAACCCTCTGTACGGTCAAGTATGGGGTTTTTATTTCCAGTATTTGTCAGGTAAAAGTGGTGGTTTAAAATCAGAACCCCAACTTTTTTTATTGTAGAACCCTACCCCCCACAATCTCCACTTATGAGTTTCGCTGGATTGATAGGTCATCAAATTATTATTAAATCTTTCAAAAGGTATTCTGTCATCTCTTGCAAGAACTTCATACTCACCACCACCTCTATAAATAAGTATATCTGCTGAATAATAATCTTCTTTTTTGTTATATTTTAGACCGTTTACTCTTACTTTATCGTTATATTTTTGACGATAATATTCGACCAGGATTGGTTTCATTGGGTTATCTGAGGTTATAGCTGGCATCAGTCTTTTTTTACCTTTGAATACTTTTCTATGTAGATCTTACCTTTTGGTGAGATTTCTACAGACCGTTGTTTCCTGGGTATATGGTTAATAAAACCTCTTTCAGCCAGAGCCACTACATGTCTATTGACGACCATAGTAGATTTGTAATTTAACAAACCCATCAAATCACGATAGGTAGGAGCGTAGCCGTTCTGATCCCAATACTCACTAATATTTAATAAGACTTTACTCTGTTGTGGTGTCATTGCTTTGCTCCTCTCTTTTTAAAATTTTTGTAATAGCTGCATATCCAGCTATGTCAGTATAGTTATCATCGTTAATGCCAGGCATAATCATTCTGGCTAACTTCAAAGCCATCATCAATGTAGACACATCAGATGCTTTCAAAGGCTGCGATAACTTTTCTTTTAAAACTAAGTTCCAAATCTCAGCAATTTTCTCATGTGTTTTTTTAAAGTCACCATGCTCATCATGTTTATTTGCAGACAAAGAAATAGATAGTTCATTAAAAAAACTTTCTATTTTAGAATATCTTTCGTTCTGCTTAACTGATCGTGAAAGTAATACTCTAGTATCCGCCATCTTTCACCTTATCTAGTTGCATTATGTTTAAATAATTTTTACCAGACGAGGCAACTTTTTTGTAGCCGTAGAGTTTAATCTTTTCTCCAGCTGCGATTGTAGTTTTAGCTACAAGGTAACCGCTGAAGTCATGTTTTTTGTTTTGATCGTCTTCTACAAACAAGCTGCCGTATCCTGGCTTCTCTTCAAATCTATTATCAGAAGTCATTGTTTATTCCTCGTTTCCTATTGTTATAAAAATTTAGCAGCTCTCTGTTGTTTTCGATATCGTGTCTATGTTCAGAAAATATCTCTTTTAAATCTCCCAAATGTCTAGCCAAGGTGAGTTTATTTCTAATATTATTTAATTTTTGCATATCACTTGATGCTTTCTCCTCATTCTTGACAAGATGATCGTAGTTACCCACATCATTAGTTTGTTTTGATGATGCGGAAACGATATCTACTTTGTTTTTACTATCAGGTACTATAGTTTCTTTTGTGGGGAGAGTCATAGGGTGAATGAAAGCTGCGATTTCATCACCTGACGCAAACTCTCCCCCATCCAATCCAAGACAAGCGAGCATCCTACCCAGGGATACTGTTTGTGTTTTTTCTAAAACCTTGTCTGAGTTTGAATTTCTTTTTGCTTCTGCAAGACCTACGGCTAGTATTTTATCTTTGTCCTTGCATGTGGTTTTACAGATTACTGTTTGCATATCTGTAAATTCATATTCTGTAATAACTTCCAATTTAGTTCCAAAATGTTTGCGAAACACTCTATTTCTATCTTTGACTTGGGTATATAATTTACCTCTAATATTTATTTTTTGTTCATCATCAAATTTTTCAACTTCATTTATAGCTGCTTGCAAAGAACTATTGATATCCATAATACCTCCGTGCCTCGTTGTAGTTATGCTCTCCAATATCCCAACCCCAATGTTTGAAATCTTTTTTGACATACTTTCTGGGATCATCTAACTGAGCAATGTTTTGTTTTACTTCAAGATCATCTCTAAACTCTTCCATCAAAAGTTTTGGATGATACTCTTCGACATCAAAAATTTTATAGCCGTGATCTTCTCTTTCACCTACATAAACAAGAAGTGATTTTACTTTTGGTTTAAATGTGTGATAGAAAGCCAGCT